ATAGGTAGCAAATGGATACTTTACATTTGGAAGTAATATATCAAATTCTATACTTGTTAATCCTGGACTTTTTAAAACATTTATTTCTGAGTAGTTCATCAAATCATAAGTTTTATTTTGATTACTAATTTTTAATTCTAATTTTTTAGGAGGAATGGGAAGAAGCACATTTCCTAAATAAAAATAATATGCCATAGATTCTTTCCTCCTTATTCATGTACTCCATCAGAAACATATTCTAGTTCTTCTTCTAATCGAGTAGTTAATTTATTAGTTACTTGATCTACAATTCCGTCTATATCTTGTTCGCCATTTATACTGTTGTTATTTGTTAAATTAATTGTTAATGGTACAGTTGTGAATCTATTAATTGTATCTCTTTCAGCTAAATCGATTAAATATTTCAAATCTTCTTCTGATATTTCAGCAGTATTATTTGCAATATCTTTGGTATTTCCAGCAATATCTCCAAGAGTACCTGCATTATCCGTTCCAAAGCCTGATGTATCTAAAGAAAAATTACTTAGTGCATTTTTTACTGCATCTCCAGCACCTTTAGCCCAATCATTTCTACTATCAACTCTATCTTGTCTAGTAGAATTTAATTCTATTGCTTTATTTTGAATATTAGTAGCAGAAGCACTAAGGTCTGTTCCCATTTTTCCCTTAATAGTATTTATTTGGTCCATAGTCCCATCCATTTGGCTAGCCATTTCTTGCAATTTTGAATTTCTGTCAATAATATTATTTGCCATTTTATCTGCAAAATCATCTGCAAAATGTGCTGCCTCGACTGTGTCTATTTCAACTCCTGGTATTTTATTTAATACTGTTATGATTGCATTAACAATAGATACTATTCCGTTATATAAGCCTTGAAATATTGTTAATACTCCAAGACAAACAGCTTCAACTCCAGTTTGGAAACCATACCAGGCTGTCATTAAACCTAATACAACAGTTTGAATTCCAAGCCATAAAAATAATGCAGCTAATTGTAATGCATACCAAACTGCTTGTATTCCTAATCCTGCCGCCATAATTCCTAATTGTAAAGCATCCCATAAATATAAAATACCATACGCAACTTGATCGTTGGTAAACCATAGGTATGCTAAAACTGCTATCAATGCAATAATTAATATTACAATCCATGTAATTGGACAAGCAAGTAATGCAGTATTCAATCCCCATTGTGCAGCAGTAGCTGATAATGTTGCTCCAGCTTGCATCATACTAGCAGCAGCTTGTATTCCTTGTACTAAACTCATAATTGCCAATACTCCACTTACAATTCCAGAAATAATATTAAATGCTACATATGCAGCGACTATTCCAAGAATTACTGGTGCAACTGGTTCTAATACACTTACTAACCATGATATACCTTCAATTAATGCTAATATTGCTTGTGCCGCTAAACTTGCTCCATTTATAAACATATTAAACATTTCTTGAACTTGTTGATTATTTGCCAATTCATTTATTTTTACTAATACTGGATCCAATGCTTTAATAGCCACATTTTTAATTCTAGTCCAAATTTGTGCCCACGTCATAGGCATTTTATTATATCTTGCATTTATTTGGTCTGCAGAAGCAAACATGGCATTTTTTATGATATCTGCTGTAATTAATCCTTCAGAGGATAATTCTTTTAACTCTCCTTTAGATTTTCCTGTATATTCAGCAATTGCCTCAGCTAAAAGTGGTGCATTTTCCATAATAGAACGGAACTCGTCTCCTTGTAATTTGCCGTGCTGCCATTGCTTGAGTCAATTGATACATCGCTGCTGTCTGCTCTTGAATACTTGCTCCAGAAATAGCAAAGTTTTTATTCATAAGCTCTGTAAAAGCAACTATTTCATCAGTACTTTCAAAACTTTCTCCTGCTAATATTCCTAATTTAGATACTACACTTGTTGTTGCAAGAAAATCTGATCTTGTTCTATTAGACATAGCAAAAATTTTATTTTCTAAATCAGCGACACTACCATTGTCATCTACAATTAATTCCAATCTAGCCCTATTACTTGTTGTTGCATCAGACAGATCAACTACACCTTTTACTGCAGTAATTCCACCAAGAGTAAGAGCAATATTCTTTATCGTACTTAAAAGGGTATTACTACTAGTATTTGCAGTATTTATACTATTGTTAAATTGCTCTTGATTATCATGTCCATTTTTTATACTTTTTGCAACGTTATCATAATTCCCTTTTAAACTTTGTACTAAACTTCTTTGCTCTCTTACACTCGCTATAATGTCTTGTGCTCTTGCTGTCTGAGTACCTTCAGCAGCTATTATTTTTCTTGCTTCAGCTTCTACTTGTCTTAATACTTGCAATTCTGCTTGATAAGTTAATTCTGTTTGTAAAGCTGATTGATTTAATTTTTCGGCATTGTTTATAGCTTTTGTAGGTGCAACTGACATTTCATTATTTAAATTTTTAAAACCTCTAGTTGTTCTATTTAGATTTGAATTTATCCTAGCGAAAACAGAGGAAGCCATATCTTGAACCACTATTGAACTTCTTATAGTAGCCATATTTTCCTCCTTTTAGAAAAAATAAGATATTTTTACTTTTTCTTTATTTTAGCTGCCTCTCTCTTCTCATCTTCTACTCTTAATTGTATTGATGCAATGACAAAGGCTTTTTCTTTAAAATCTAAATTTAAAAATTCATGCGGAAATCTATGAAGTTTTTGAAGGCAAAAGTGAGCATATACAGCTTCACTATCACCTTCTTGAATTAGTTTTTTGCTTCTTCAACCGCATCCTCTAAACTATAACCATTTATTCTTTGAATTTCAGACATAAGATCATCATATTCTCCTGGATTTAATAAATGTTTTTTTAGTAATTTAATTGAATCCATTTCTCCATAAAAGTTTTGTAAATCTACATTGTGTAGATCTGGATAAACAATACATTTATCTGCTAATAATTCTAAATATTTTACAGTATCAAATTCTTGTTTCATTCTTTTTCCAGCTTGAACTTGTTTATAACATTGTTTCCTTATATTATCATTCTCATCTGCAGTAATAGTTTTTAATTTCCATTTTTCAATGTTTCCTTCTTTATCTTTAAATCTACTTGAAGCAATATATTCTACTTCTTTTACTTCATCTTTCAACATAAAACTTTCTAAACTCATATCTTATCTTTCCTTTCTAGTTTTAATTTTTTTGCTTATTATTGCATACCTGCTAGTTGTGTAAATTTAGTTGGATTTGCAAAGTCTTCAAATGTGAAGTTTATTTCTTGTTCTAAGAAATCTCCATCAACATCAAATGCTGCTAAAACTCCACCATCAACATTACATCCTTTGAATACCATTGTACAAATTCCTGCTGCAGATGTAGGATCATCATTTGTTACCTGGATATCAAAATACACATCTTCTCCTGTGTTTTTATATCTTTCCATTAATTCATCAAATATTGATGTGTTTTTATATATAGTAATTTTACCTGTTCCTTTCCAACCTGTTGATTTGTTACCAGAACCAGTTTTACCTAATATATTAATTTCCTTTTTTGTTTTCTCAAATTTTGCCTCAAAATCTTTACCTTGCATTAACAAATATCTTCTATTTTCAATTGTAACAAAGCATTCAGCTAGTTTTGCACTAATGGCATCCTTTGCATTCATTGTTATATTAGCCATTTCTTAATTCCTCCTTATAAAAAAATTAAGAGAACAATTACTTGTCCCCTTTTATTCTACAACTACTGTCATATATAATTTTTCCATTGCATTAATTACCTGTACACTTGTATTAATAGTTACTGACTTTTTATCATTTCCTATTTCAACACTTATATCATCATCTTCAAAATTTTCAATTGCTTGAAGAGTTTGATAATCTTTAAACAATGTAACAATATCGCTCCAAAGTGAAGTTCTTCCAGCTTCATTGTTTGCTATTTTTCCGAGATATTTAGAATTAAATACACTAGCAACGTCTGAAGCAATTTGATCTAATACTCTTATTGTTTGATTAGATTTGAATACCTCTCCTTTTTCACTTGTTGTATCTACTAAGCTATTAATGTCTACTAACACTCTAATTTCGTCTCCAACTTTATGAAGTACAAATTCCCCATTATCAATTGAGGTTTCTAATTGAGCTTGTGTGTAATCAGCATTTATAGTATATTCTCCATCATATGTCTTGTTTGTATTTGATTTATTTATTTCGCAACCAGCAATTACTCCGGTTACCCAATAAACAAGTGCTGATTCATCCTCAACAGTAGAATTTTTAACATTCACAACACCTTCATAATTTGCAGCATTATTATATAATACTACTTGGAACTTTATACCTTGTTCATCTCTTAATCTTTTAACATATTGAACATACAAATTAGATGTAGACTGATCTTTTGCAGTACAACCTACTGCATTTACTTGATATGACTCTAATTTATCTAGGAAATTCTGATGAGCTTCTCCACTTACATCTCCATTTGTTCCTCCAGTTAAAGCTTTACCTGCAGTAACTTCAAGAGTTTCCATAGTAAATGTTACATAATCATTATCTACTAATTCACTAACTTGTTTTATGGTTTGTTTATCAACCTCTTTTGTTCCTAAATATGTACTAACATCATATTTAGTATCATCATCTATATTTTTTGCAACTACTATTCTCAAATCATTTCCTCGTGTACCACTACATTTTGCAGTAGCAATATCCGTTGTTGCTTTATTTCCAGAATTTAATCTATAAAAATATGCTTTTTTAATATTTTTAAATAGATCTCTTAATCCTTTTAATTTTTCATTCGAATAATCATATCCAAATATTTTTAAAGAATCTTTTGCAAAACTTTCAGATGTGACTTCAATTATTTCTCCATCTTTTCCCCAGTCCATTTCAATTGCCATTGCAGCTACTCCTCTTTCTCCAATTGATGATGAGGCACTTTGTGCAGATGCAAAATTAATATATGTACCAGGTAATTTTTTATTTTGGCTTATAAAAGTTCCTCCGCCTAATGACATATTAGTTCACCTTTCCTTTCTTATAATTTTCAATTATTTTATTAATTTCTTTTTTACTATAGCTTTTATCTTCTAACACAGCATTTAATAAATCTCTGTTATTAATAAAAGTTTTAGAATTAACAATTTGCTCTTTTGAAAATTTATCTTCAGTTACTTTTTTTATTTCCTTTTTAGATGTTCTCATCTTTTTTTACCTCCCCAGTCAAATCATAATTATCCATTTTAATTGTTGTAGTTTCATCTTTCTTAATAAATATTTCATAGTCTATAAAGAAATGTAAAATCCCATCTTCAACTTCTGGGTGTAATTTATAAGCTCGTAATAGAGTCTTATCAGTAAGTTCTATATATTCTAGTTCATATAAATTATCTATCATATCGTATAGAATATCAGAATTTCCATCTTCTGTATAACCTATAATTACAAAATTTAATTTATCTTTATAAAATCTATCT